AATTGCGGGTAATGTACGGCAGTTTTTGCACTTTGGCCGTATCGCCTACTCTCGCGGGTAGGTTTTGCATACCTTTTTTCGCTTCACCGATTTGCGGGAGCGTTTTCATGGTTGGCTCGTCTTCGTCGTAAACCTTCGGCGGCACTTCCTCCACCTCGGGCATTACTGGCATGATGCCTTTCTTGGCTTTGCCAACAGACTGAAGGCGGCGATTTAGCATTTCGCGCACTTCGTCCTCGGTCATGTCTTTTTTGGCGTTATTCAGCGCCTCAACTGCCATTGCAAGTTTATCTTTGCGAGTGTCAGGCATGGAATTACCCCAAGAATAGGCTTCATTCCGAGGCTATAGCGTTTGTGATAAGGTTGCAAGATGGACACGATCTCTGACGAATATCGCGCCGAACAAGTCAAACTGCACATGAACCCGCACTATGGCGTGGCCTCTATTGCCTTTGCACCAATCGTCGCGGAGTTGATTCGTAACAACAAATGGCAGTCGCTTCACGATTACGGCGCGGGTAAACAGAACCTCCGTCGTGCGCTAGAGGTTGAGAAATTAGAGATTGCGTATTCTGCCTACGACCCAGCGTTCCCCGAGTACGGTGAACCACAGTCAGCCGACCTTGTGTGCTGCATTGATGTCCTTGAACACATAGAACCGGATCGCCTTGATGCTGTGCTGGACGATTTAATGCGTATCGTTAAGCGGTATGGGTTTTTCTCCATCCACACCGGGCCAGCCGAGAAAGTGTTATCGGATGGCAGTAACGCCCACCTGATCCAAGCCCCGCCGTCTTGGTGGCTCCCGCACCTCTGTAAGCGGTTTGAGATTTTGCACCTTCAGGCCCATCGGCTCATGGGGCCGGGGTTCTGGGTACTCGTCAGCCCTCTTGAGGGCCACACGCCTCCAGCCAGCGACCGATAAGTTCTATTACCGCGACCTTTGCGTCACGGGCGACGTAGAACTCTCCCCGAGGTTCAAATATCTCGGCGAACTTCTCTTGGCTCGGGCGTAGTTTGCCGTCCTTGACCTTGATCTCTACCCAGCACACCCACAGCCGTTCGTCAGGAAGCGGGCGAGTAATGAGCCTGTCAGGGACATATCCTGCCCCGGCAAAGTCGTGGACGGTAAACCCTGCCGCCGTCAGGGCTTGACCGATCTCGCTGTCGTTTGCGTCCCTGCGACGTTTGTATCTCATCGGTTTGCGATTAATAGCAGCAAATACATCAGCACCGCATCCATCAACGTTCCGTTTAGGAGTGTCGTAGTGAGATAACACACCGACGCGACAAGGAGGGTAGGTAGCCAACTCATCGGTTAGAGTTCGGCGGGGTGATGGTCATTTTCCAGCCCTTCGGTGTCTCCACAAACCCGACCGCTTTGAGTTGTTCAGGGGTACGGCAGTTCCCGTCAATTCTGCGATGCTTGCGTAACGTCTCGGGTGTCACAAACGTCTGCTTGCACTCCCGGCATACCCTGATCTTTTTGGGTAATGGCGTGGTGTTTCTCAATAGCACGGGCGAACTCATAAACTGCTTTATAACAAACTAGACCGGGCCATAGGGCCGCGATCTCGTCATCCGTGAGCGGCTTTTTCTTTAAGTCGTTTGACACCGCTCTCTCCAAAGAAGCACCACACCATCGTGCGTAACCCCGGATCACCCAATACAGCCTTCGGGTCAGCCGAGCGTAAATGCAGCGCGATCGTGTCCTTCAGCCAAATCATGTAGTCCTTCGTGTTCGGGCCGGGCTCTACCGTGTACCGTGCCCACAGCGCGTCACAGAGTTTAAGACGGTTTAGCGGGGTCGGTGGCTCCTGCTCCCAACCCTTTGCCGCATAGGCTTTGGCGTTCTCAAACCATGACTGGTCAGCCGCCATTTGTTTTTCAGACTTAACGGGTTTTTCGCCGAACGCCGGTTTTGTTTTTTTCAGGTCAAACAACCCTTGCCATTGGTTGCTGATGGACTGGTCTACCACCGCTGCCTGATCGTCACCGTACCGCTGAAGTTTCAACTTCATGGCCTGTTCCGAGGCCGGTTTGATCGGCTTACGGATAGCGGTTCGGTATGCCTTCCATCTTTCCCAAGCCTCAACGTCTAGGTCTTGCATCTCTATACCCCCTGATGACTGATGGTGAATCCGCACGGTTTCGGGAGGGAATTACGCCTAACCCAAAGTCGTGCGGAGTTGATGACTGACGGAGCCATCCGCTGTTGGCAACTTTTGACGGGTCTCCCCGTTGTGGTTCGCGCTTCCCAACGACACGCTGCGCGTCTAGAGGCCCACCGCCCCGGTCTAGATTTAAGCCATATCTGCGCGTGGTTTCCCCGACCAGATAGGCCGAGCGTGGTGGGATAGTTGACAGGGCTAAAACAGCCGGTCACACTTCCATCACGCTTAAACGTCAATTTCAGCGTAAGGCCGCCGACCGGCCACGTCAAGCCCCCGTTGCCCCCGCTCGGGGGTTTGTCGTTTATAGGGCTATGTAAAGCCATTACAGGGGCTTCCAGCCCTTTACCGTAGCCATAACGTGCCAGTACCGCACAGGCGGTATACGGCCCTGTTTCACCCATTTCTGAACGGCTGCGCGGCTGATGCCTAAAGCCTTGGCGGTCGCTACTTGCGATCCGTAATGCTTGACTAATTCGGTAGGTGTCATGGGGCTAGAATAATTTATGCCACCCTAGTTGACAAGCCCGTAAACCGTGGTAGCATAGGCCTCGTTGATAGAAACAACGGAGCAACAGATATGTCTCACACCTGTACCACACAACTCTATTTGCTCGGCACGCTCTGGCAAGTAGAGATTGATTTCCACTACGACGCTTACGACAACACCGAAGAACTAGACGTAGAGGCGGTGTGGCTGATCGGGTACTACCCCGAGGCTGACAGCAAGGACTACGTTTCTTGTCGCATCAAGGCCGACAACTACGCCTTCAAGCCTGAAGAAGAAAAAGCGTTGGAGAAAGAGGTGCGCGATTACATCGCCGCCTCTGCCCGCGAAGCGTTTGACGATTCCCACTCTTACGAGGACTGACCTATGCGAAACATAGATCGTTTCATCATCTTGTGTATTGCCATCACCGTCGTGTTTTTGATGGCTGCGACCGTAGACAAATGCGATGGCGGTTGCACAGTCGCCGAGGAGTTACGCAATGGAGAACGATGATAACAGTTGGTGGCATCAACAGGATTTGGAACTGCAAGAGCGTGACGAAGAAGAACGGATTAAACGATGCAACGCTGCACTCGCTGAACTAACCAGCATCATTAACGAAGAACTGACAAAGGTGGGCTATGAGCGAATTACTAAAAATTAACGTCAACGACCATGTGGAGAAGAAGGGCAATCTGTCCTATCTGTCATGGGCGTGGGCATGGGCCGAGGTGCTGAAAATTGACCCGGCTGCCCGTTGGACGGCACATGAGTACAACGACCGCCCTGCTATGTATCTGCCTGACGGCACCGCGATGGTGAAGGTCAGCGTAGAGATTAAGGGCGACGTGAAAACGTGCGTGTTGCCGGTTATGAACAACCGCAATCAAGCGATTCCGAATCCCGATGCGTTCTCGGTCAACACCGCGATCATGCGTTGTCTTGCCAAGTGCATCGCCATGTTTGGCCTTGGCCTCTACATCTACGCGGGCGAGGACTTGCCCGAGGGTGCTACGCCGCAAGTTGACCCCGATCTGGTCGCGTTGATCGCGGGTTCTGCATCGTTGGACGAACTGACCAAGTTGTTTAAGCGGCTCACCAAAGAGCAGCGCATGACGCACATTGACGCCTTCACCGCACGCAAGAAGGAACTGAACCCGCCGCCGGAGGCAGCATGACAAACGAAGAAATTCTCCGCTTGGCTGAACAATGTGGGTTTTACCTCATAGATTTTGTTGACGGAGACGAGGTTACCGAACAAATAGAATCTCAAACGTCAGAATCTTTGTACATTTTTGCTTCAATGCTTCTCGTAATGGAATCGGAAAAATGTGCAAAATTGTGTGACGACCTTGCAGATTTATGGAATGACGATGGGCACCCCGGTAAATCGGCTGGCGCACGGATTTGCGCTTCAGACATACGCGAGAGAAATGCATGAAAAAAGCAACTGTAACCGAACGATTACAGGGGCCGCAGCAAGCCGACCGAGAGGGGTGGTTACAGGCACGCGTTGGCAAAGTGACGGCAAGCCGCGTTGCCGACGTGATAGCCAAAACTGCCAAGGGTTACGGCGCATCCCGCGATAACTACATGGCGCAGTTGATCTGCGAACGTCTTACGGGAAACCCCACCGAGATGTTTAGCAACGCCGCGATGGAGTGGGGTACGCAGACCGAGCCGCAAGCACGGGCCGCGTATAGCGCCAAGACAAGCGAGTTGGTGGAGGAGGTGGGGTTTATCCCTCACCACGACATCCCCGGCTCTGGCGCGTCCCCTGACGGTTTTGTGGGCGACGGGCTGATAGAGATCAAATGCCCGAATACGGCTACCCATTTGGAGTATGTGCTGTCAGGCAAACCACCCGAAAAGTACATGACCCAGATGCAATGGCAGATGGCGGTGACGGGTGCGCCGTGGTGTGACTTTGTGAGTTACGACCCACGCCTACCCGAGCATCTGCAAATGCTGATTGTGCGTGTAGCGCGTGACGCCACACGCATCACGGAGTTAGAGGCCGAGGTGCGTAAGTTCCTTGGTGAATTGGAAAGTAAGGTTGAGCAACTACAAAAGGTGAAACTGTGAACGACAAATACGACAACAGCGGTGTCCTCTTTAAGAACGACAAGGGCGACAACCCAAAGCGTCCTGACTACCGAGGCAGCATCGCTATCAGCGGCGTGGACTACAACATCTCGGGTTGGATACGCGAGAGCAAGAAGTCGGGCGACAAGTTTTTGTCGTTGAAGGTAGAACCCAAGACCGCCGTGAAGGGTGGCCCGCGTAAGGCTGAACCGAAACTTCCCGCCCAGAAACAGATCACCGAGGACAATTGGAGCGACCTTGATGAGCCATTCTGACCTACGGGTGTTTATCGGCTGGGATAGCCGCGAGGAAATCGCTTATGAGGTGTGTCGCAAGTCTATCTTGCGGCACGCCTCCATCCCGGTAGATATACAGCCCATCAAACAATCAGAACTTCGGGAGCGTGGTCTTTACACGCGGGAGTTTGATCCGCTCTCGTCTACGGAGTTTTCGTTTACCCGCTTCTTGACCCCACACCTCGCCGGGTACGACGGCTGGGCCGTGTTTATGGACTGCGACTTTCTTTTGCGGGGGGACATCGCGGGACTGATGGACTACGCCGACGGGGCAAAAGCGTGCTTTGTTGTACAGCACGATTACAGGCCGTTTGAAAAGGTCAAGATGGACAACAAGGCGCAACATCAGTATCCACGGAAAAACTGGTCATCGTTCATGTTTATGAACTGTTCGCACCCCGAGGTCAAGGCGTTGACACCCGAGGTCGTGAACAGAGAGAGTGGAATGTTCTTGCACCGTTTCCAATGGTTAAAGGACGAGTCCATTGGCTCCTTGCCGATTGCGTGGAACTATCTGGAGGGGTGGTACACCCGCGACCATTGCCCAAACCCAATCGCTGTCCATTTCACTCGGGGTGGCCCGTGGTTCCGCGACTACATGGAAGTGGAATACGCCCGTGAATGGCTAGAGGCCAGCCGGTGAAGCGCATCTTTGCCAAAGGCACGACCCCAGAACAGTTAGCCAATGCGGCGATCCGCATGGTGCAGGGACTCTCGCCCGACAAAACGTGGGCGATAGAGGTAACGGAGTGGAAGAAACCGCGCACGAATCAACAAAACGCTTTTCTTTGGGGCGTCGCGTACCCGGCGATCCTTGAGGGCGGCGGTGAGGCATTGGCAGGTTGGACACGCGATGACCTACACGAATACTTTCTCGGGGAGTGTTTCGGATGGGAGATGCTGGAGGGGTTCGGGCGTAAACGTATGCGACCGCTCAAACGATCCTCGGCGCTGACCAAACAAGAGTTCAGCGAATACCTCAATTTCCTTGAGGGCCGCTGCATGGATATGGGTATAACGATCCCAGAACCTATATACGTTGAGGGCCAGTAATGCCATTCTCGGTCACAGTTCCGCGATTTGTCATTGATGACAGTTGGCGATTTACAAAACAGATACGTATGGGCCATCGTAACGATGGAAGTGATGGCAACGCTGAACAACAATTGGTTGGCGTGATTGGTCAAAATATGGTCAATTTAGCGTTGTGCAAACCAATGTTAGAGAAAGACACGGGATTTGATGGGGGCGTAGATTTTGAGGTTTTCGGAATGACGTTTGATGTCAAAACCATGGGCCGAAAAAGCGAACCTAAACCGTATTACGTTAACAACCTTCTTCGGTCACAAATCAAATTTAACTGCAACGCTTACTTGTTTTTAAGTTTTAACAAAAACGATAGTGTGTTGACATTCTGTGGATGGCTTCCGAAAGAATCGTTTTTATATCGCGCAACCCTTTACTCAAAAGACAGCACGCGCCAGCGATCTGACGGGTCATCGTTCCAATTGAAGGCTGACACCTTTGAAATAGAAAACAACAAATTGAATTCTGATTTTTATAGTTGGCCTGAATTGGTTAGTCATTGGCACAACTACGCTGCGGAACTGATATGAGCCTACGCAAAGAAGCCAAAGGACGTGCTTGCATGGTGCGCTTACCCGGCGTATGTAATTTCAACAGCGAGACGGTGGTGCTGGCGCATATCCGTTTAGCGGGCGTTAGCGGCATGGGCATGAAATCCCCTGACCTCATCGGTGCGTGGGCGTGTAGCGCCTGTCACGATGAAGTAGACGGCAGGACGCACAAGAGCGGTCTGTCACACGATGAACTGCGCCTTGCTCACTTTGAGGGCATGGCCCGCACCATTGCACAACTAGAAAAAGAGGGATTGGTATGACACACGATGATGTTATTGAAATGGCAAAAAAATCTGGATTTTGGATAAATGATGATGGCTCTTTTAGCGGTGGTGATGATTCCCACGGGTTATTGGTTTTTGCAGGATTGATCGCCGCCTTTGAGGCGCAAGAATGTGCTGATTTATGTTTAGAACTAGCACCGGGAGAAGATGGGCAAATTTGTGCTGACGCAATTTTAGAAAGATACAAATGAGTTTTGTCGTAGACACACCGTACACTACGGCCTACGTCCGTAATGAGTTTCTGTACGACCAGCAGAGCGGGCATGGCAAGTTTACGCTCTGTACCGTGTTTGGGTTCCGCGCTGAACCCGCCAGAGTGCCGATGTTCCAAGTCATGCTAGAGAACGGCGCACAATGGGCCAGAATCCCAATCCACGCCCTTTGCTCCAAACCTTGCGAACCGCTGTCGCTTAACCTGTCTGTGTGGTGGGACTCGTTTAGCCGACATTGCGAGGTGCGCGAGATGCAAATGCTCCGCAACCACCGCGTTGAGGCGCTGGGCCGCGATAAGGTCATGCGTGCGGGAACGTACCTATTTACTGTTTTCTGGGCCAACGGCGGCTGGGCAGAGGTGCCTGACCAGAGCAAGGATCATCACATCGTTGCGTTAGATACCGGCCCGTGGATTGCCTACCCGAATAACCGATTGCTGTGGAAAGACCCGTCATGGATTACGGGCGACGTACCGAGGGATTGGAAGTCACCGAGTACCAACTATAGCGTGGAGGGTTTATGCGGCTCCTAAAGCGTATACGGCGGTTTTGGACAAGGGTTTACCACAACGACTGGCGGCACGTCCCACCGCCTAACTGGGCCTGTAAGCGTAATTGGAGGGATACTTGGTGATAGACAACGAAAGCCCACCGGGGGCGTGGAAAGCCGAGTTAGAGCGTGCGCCTTGGGCGTTCGGTCAGCGCAAACCGCCGACCGTACAAGAGGTGCTGTGGACGCTGCGTAAATGCGGGTTTAGCGTAGAGGCCGACATCATTGCAGCCGAGTTGGCAAAGTCCACGGCTGAAACTGCAAAAAGTACTTCCCCTGACACTTAACGACCCCTTCTAGGAGGCCGTTTACGCTGTCATGGGCGCAGCCCCAGCCCTGTCCATTCCACGGGCAACAGAACACGCACCGGGCGCACGGGTCGGGTCTTATATCTTCTTGCCCCGAAACCATGCTTCACCGCGTTCTACGACGCAAAGTTCGGGCTGGAGCAGTAAGCCCTTGTGGAAGGTCAGTACGGCAAAGCCTGACGCCCAGTTAAGCGGCCCTGCCTCCGTATAGTTGAACTGCGGCCCTTCCGGCTCGGCTAGGGTGCCTGTATCTACACCGTATCGTCGGCCCCTGTAATCGCCCCACGGGGTCACCTGTAGTTTGTGGAGGTGTCCGTGGGCATAGTGGACGCCAGAGCGTAATACGCTGTTATAGGCGGCGTGTATCCCACCGGATACAGGTCGGTGACGCACCGTCAGCCAGCCATCGGTGGCTTTATTAAGATGCACACACCACCCAGCCCTCCAGCGCGGGAGGTAGTCCAGCAGCGTCATGCCGGTCATTTCCTCAAATTCACCGATACGGGTAGACAGGTAATTCTCAAACCGTGCGTCGTGGTTGCCGATGGTGCGGATCAGTTTGGCCTTTCCTGCCGCACGCTCAATCTCTGCAACCCGGTCTTGGACAGCAGCAATCTCGTCCTTCACCATCGGTTGCTTTTCCCACATGATCCGCGCATGGCGGGAGATACGCGCACCGTCCAAAACGTCACCGTTCAGGATGACCATTTTCGGACTAACTTCCTTGGCTAACCGGCAGAGGGCTTGGTGGGCGACGGTCACAATACCGGGCCAGTAGTGGCAGTCCGAGGCGACCAGCACCACGCCGTCCTTGACCTCCTCCACCATGTCACGCTCATACTTTCTAGCGCGTTCGGCGGCAAGTTGGTTAGCGCGATTACCGGCTATGGTCTTGGGGCCACCTTGGTTTTGCTTAATCGCCGACTGCAACGTGATCCCGTGTTTTACTTCAACCGAACGGCGACGCAAGAGTGCGGAACGCACGTCCATGTTAAAGAATTTAGCGACTTTGGACGGGCTTTTTAGCCGATCCCAAATCTCTATAAACTCGTCATCGTTTGTGTATTTTGGCATTGCGGGTAACCTTGATGCCGAGTTCCTTTCGGCGGGCCTTGGTGGCCTCATCGTCACGTTCAGCCATCCATTCCAGATGACCGTCCACAAGTCGGTATTGTTCTTTGTGGACTAACGCGCAGTCGCAACATTCGGCGTGGGTGTATCCCTTGATGCGATACCACGTTCCATCCGTTATCTGGACGGCTTTGTATCGGTCACTCTTCGCCATTCAGGTTTCCCCACTCCTCGGCTGAAATGCGGTGTGTCCACCAATTTCACGCCGTTCCCGCCCCACGAATTAAGTGGGTGCAGACTCTCCCAGTAAGCCCCTAGGGGAGCCAGAACGGCCTTGTCGTAGCATAACTCATTATCTTTGAAGAAGTTAAGGTCTACGGCACGGCGCTGGAGGTGAAGTGAGTTCATCGTGCGGGAACGCCCAGTCTTAACGTATATCTGTTGCTGTTCGGGGGTGCGATAAAGTTCACCCGCCGTCACCACAAATCCCAATTCTGTAGCACGATTAATCAGGCGGCATACGTCTAGCAGAAAAGCGGCTTGTTCGGCGACGTTGCTCACTTCATCGCCTCCTTCAACTGGTCGGACTTCTCTTTGCTGCCCTGTGAGGAGCCAAAGTAATACGACACAATCTGCGTGGCGATGGCAGAAAGTACGCCAAGGACGTAAATCAGGATGTCCTTGCGGGAGGTTTCTACGGGGGTGTTGTCAAACATGACAACGCCGAACAGCACAAAGGTCAGCAGCAAGATAGACAGCGCGAGAACGGGAGTCACGATCTTATTCAACAGAGGGGCTTTATCAGAGGTCGCAATCGCAACCTCCCGCTCCCGCGCCGAATCCGTATCCTTAAGTCGCAGTTCTAATTCCGCAAGGTCTAGTTTGTTTTCCTCAAGCCGTAGGCGCAGCAGTTCTTCTTCGTGTTCCATCTGCGCCATCTGAACCTTTGCCATGTCCTCTGGGGACATATCAGGCTTTAGTTCCACGCCTAACTTGTCCTCTACCACCTTTTTGCCTTTGGCAAGGACAGCGTTAGCCACCAGCCCAAGACCGTTGGCAAGTAAAGGCTTAACGATAGGCAGCAGCGCAGCAGGGATCATTTGTCAGCCTTGTCCTCAAGCCGGTCAAAGATGAGCCGCAGCATACCCTTGATTTCGTCTATATCGCGCTGGTAGCGGTTCTGGTCGCGGTGGTATGCGTCCTGCGTAATGTAGGTGAGCGGCATATCGCGCACATCCTCGTCCAGTTTTTCTATGGATCGGGAGATGTTGTTCAGTATCCAACCACCAAAGAGTCCCGCGATACCTACCAGCACATTGAAAAGAATCTGCGCTTCCATGTCACTTACTGCCGTATATCTCGTCTAGGTTGTTGAACACGACCCACAGATACGCCGCACACATGACGGCGGTGAGTCCCCAAAGGT